AGTATTGTCAAGAAATTATATGAATGGAATTAGGCCCTTATCAGACAAATTTACAATAAACACCCTATCAGATATAAAATCAATAGAAATGATTTACACTCCTACCGCAACTATCGGAAATGGGTTGGTAAATGGATTATCATGGAATAATAGCGGAGCAATAACAAAAAGTAATATAGGCAAGATATACATCAATAACGTAGATATTTCAACCCAATCAAATATATCATCATATTTAATCCCAGAGCAGCCACACCACATAGTGGTTGTTTTTACATCACCAATTACAGGGGCCATAGACCTAAATGTTGGTGGCGGACAGAACTTATATAAAAATATAGCAATATACCAAAAAGAAATTACTGGCAGTATTTGTGACACCCACTTTACCTTGTATACTGGGCAACCTCAGTCTAGCTTAACAGAGCCAGTCGTAACCCTGACAGATAGTGAGCTAAAATACTATAACAATGACTGGGTGGTTATCCAAAGCGTATAATTTGAACATTTTGATGACAAAATGTAGACTTATGTATTAAAGAATGGTATCATTTAATCTATGGATATTAAGTCAACGTTCCAAGGTGCTTTAGAAGAATCAACACTTGGAGTATATGTGTGGGAAATGCCTGATGGCAGATGGATTGGAGATGATGATGGGAATTTTCTTTCGGTCACGTCCAAAAAAAACAATAGATCCAGAATCGATGCTTTGGCTAGAGAAGTTCGCTCATACGGCATATATGAGGGCGGGCCTAAATTTCTTTCAGCAAGAAGAAAAATTGACGACGAAGAATTTGAACACCAAAAACAAAGACTTGATTGGGGACTAGTTCCAGATCCTTTGGATATTGGAAACTATAAGGATGAAATGAAAGCCTTAAAAAATGGGGGAAATAAATAATGGAATTTATTGAAGACGATAATGAAATGCAAGATTCTATTAATATATCTAATGTAGCAGACTGGATGAAATTTAATGCGCCAAGTGCATCTACAGAAACAGACCCATTTAAGGTAGACGGAGAAGAATTACGAAAAATAAATGGACTAGGCTCCTCTTTTCGTAGAAAAATGGGAAGAGATCTTCAAAAAAGATTTGTTGGTATAGACGGAACTGCAACACAGCAAAACTTGTTAGCCCAAGCAATTACTGGCTATGCAATGTTTGATTTAATTGAACCACCTTATAATTTAGAATATCTTTCAAAAATTTATGAAATCTCTCCATACAATTATGCAGCGATAAACGCTAAGGTTTCAAACATCGTTGGCCTTGGTTATTCTTTTGAGGAAACAGGAAAAACAAAAGATGCGCTAGATGAAATTGATGATCCTAAGCAGCTTGAAAGAGCAAGAAATAAAATTAATAGAATTAAAAGAGACCTAGAGCAATGGCTAGAGTCTGTAAATGAAGAAGAAACATTTACTGAAACGCTAGTAAAGGCTTATGTAGATTTAGAAGCAACTGGTAATGGATATATTGAAATCGGAAGAACTGTTGCTGGAAACATTGGATATATTGGACATATCCCAGCAAAAACTATGAGAGTTCGTAGACTACGTGATGGCTTTATTCAATTGCTATATGGCAAGGCTGTATATTTCAGAAATTTTGGAGACCTATCAACAGAGAATCCAATTGCTGGTGCTGAAGATAGGCCTAATGAAGTTATTCATCTAAAGAAATATACACCTACAAATAATTATTATGGAATTCCAGATATTATTGCTGCACAAAATGCAATGGCAGGAAACGAATTTGCTGGTAAGTATAACCTTGATTATTTTGAAAACAAGGCAGTTCCAAGATATATTATTACTGTTAAGGGTGCAAAACTTTCTACAGATTCTGAAAGAAAATTGCTTGAGTTTTTCCAGGTTGGCCTTAAGGGCAAAAACCATAGATCTTTATACATTCCTCTACCACCAGATTCTCCAGATTCAAAGGTTGAATTTAAAATGGAGCCAATTGAGGCTGGCACACAAGAGGGTTCATTTAACACGTATAGGCTTTCAAATAGAGACGAAATATTGCTTGCTCATAGAGTGCCTATAAATAAAGTTGGAACTCCAGCGGGTGTAAACCTTGCGGTAGCTAGAGATGCTGATAAAACATTTAGAGAGCAAGTTTGTGGTCCAGCACAAAATAATTTGGCAAAGAAATTAAATAAGATTATTGAAGAAAAAACAGATGCTTTATTAATTAAATTTAATGAGCTTACCCTTACCGATGAAGATACTCAGTCAAAAATTGATGAAAGGTATTTGCGTATGCAGGTAATTACTCCTAATGAGGTTAGAATTAGAAAGGGTATGATTCCAATTGATGGGGGAGACGAAGTCGTTGATTTAAAGGCTGACGCCGCAGCAGAACAGGCTGCACAGGCTGGAAAAACCAGAGCCCGAGATTCTGAGCGATCTGCAAATTCCCCTGATAAATCTGGGGAGGGCCGTAATGCTAAAGGCGATGGGCGGTCAGCAGAATAATATCTGCTCAACTACTTATTTGCGTTATATAGTATAACGGTATAAAATTAAGCATATGAATATAGAAAAATCCTATTGGTCTGCCAATGGCGAAAGCATTCATCTCTCAGTTCCTTTTACGAAGGTTAACCGTGAGAAAAGAACTGTTTCTGGTTTTGCAACACTAGATAATGTTGATCAAACTGGCGACGTTGTAACAGCAGAAGCAAGCATGAAAGCTTTTGAAAATTTCCGTGGCAACCTACGTGAAATGCACACACCTCTTGCGGTTGGAAAAGTTGTTTCTTTTAAACCAGAAACATTTTATGACCCAACTACAAAATCTTTTTATAGCGGAGTGTATGTTGATGCATATATTTCAAAGGGTGCACAAGATACATGGGAAAAGGTTTTAGACGGAACTCTTTCAGGATTTTCAATCGGCGGAAAGATTAACGAGTCTGACAATGAGGTTAATAAGTCAACAGGTCAATCAGTTAGATTTATTAAAGACTATGATTTAATAGAGCTTTCAATTGTTGACTCTCCAGCAAACGAACTATGTAACATTTTGTCTATTTCAAAAGTTAACGGACAGTTAGTTTTTAAAGGAATAGCAGCAGATGTTAAAATGGAAAATATTTTTTATTGTGCAGAAAGTGATTCTGTTTTTATCTCAACAGACAAAACTTATGTATCACCAGTTACAAATAAACCAGCAGAATTAATAGGTTGGGTAGAAAGTAATGATGTAAATAAAGCAAAAGAGATAGATAAAATTCTTGATGCGTACAAGCAATCAAGAGTGTCGTTGCCTGAAACACAAACAATTGCAAAACAGGCAAACGCAGAAGGAGGTAATGAAGTGTCAGAAAACACAGAAACAGTTGCAGCAGTTGAAGAAACTCCTGTAGCAGTAGAAGAAACACCAGTGGCTGAAGCTCCAGCTGTAGAAGCAGCAGAAGCAGCAGCAGACGCTCCTGCCGAAACTCTGGAAAAAGCAGCCGACGTATCAGAAGTTGAGGTTGATGAACCTGATTTTGCAAAGATGCTTGGCGAAATTAAAGACTTTTTCTCAGAAACTGTAGCAAAGTCAGCAGAACAAAAATCTGCTGAGGTTTCAGCAATTAAAGATTCAGTAGAATCTTTTTCAAAAACTGTAGAAGCTAAGATTACAGAATTGGCAGAACAAAATGCAGCGCTATCAAAAGCAGTTGCAGAAATTAACACGATAATCAACACAGTTGAGAAGCGTGTAGACGCAGTAGAATCAGACACTGCAATTAAGAAGTCCAGTGACCTTGGCGGGTCTCAGGAAGTTTTACAAAAATCCAAATCTAAATGGAACGGTTCTTTCCTCGGTTCCGTACAAGAATTAATCAAATAAGGTAGGTGAAATAAATGAGTAATGAACTATTAGAAAAGGCAGCAGAAGCAGGTACAACAGTATCAACAGGCTTCGGCTCCTCAACAGGTGGTACAGGAGTACACCGAGCTTCCGAAAACGGAAACGGTGGTCTACTAAACCCAGAACAATCAGCCCGCTTTCTAGATTATATGTTCGACGCAACCGTAATTGGTAAGGTCGCCCGTACAGTCCGAATGAAGGCCGATACAACAGAGATTGACCGTATGTCAGTCGGAGAGAAACTAATGAAGCTTGCTTCAGAAGGTGAAAACACAGGCACAAACAGTGCAGTGACTTTCTCAAAGATTTCTCTAACAACAAAGAAGCTTCGCCTAGACTGGGAGCTTTCAACTGAAGCACTAGAAGACAACATCGAGGGTGCAGATCTAGAAGATCACATTGCACGTTTGATGGCAACACAGGCAGGTAATGATATTGAAGATGTAGTTCTTAACGGAAACGTATCTTTATCTTCAGACAACCTGTACAAGTCATTTGACGGTGTTGTAAAGAAGGCAAAGGCTGGCGGTCACGTAGTTGACGCAGCAGGTGCTAATATTTCTCGTGCAGTATTCAACTCAGCGTTGAAGGCACTTCCACGTAAGTACAAGCAACGTCGTCAGGATCTTCGATTCCTATCAGGATCGAACTTGATTCAAGACTACTTGTATTCAACATCACAAAACATCCAGAACGTAAACCCACAGGATATCGCTTCAAGCATTATCCGTGGAGACCAACCAGGTCTTGGTGGTCCAGCTGGATTCGTTGCACCATTCGCATTCGGTATTCCAATCGTTGAAGTTCCTCTTCTAAAAGAGGCACAAGACGGTGACTACTCTGGTGAGACTGGCGATCACGGAGACGTACACTTGACATTCCCAAATAACGTAGTTATTGGTATCAAGCGTGACGTAACTGTATATCGCTTCTTCTGGCCAAAGAAGGACTCTATCGAATACACAATGTTTACTCGTGTTGGCGTTCAAATTGAACAAGCTGATGCATGGGTAGTTGTAAAGAACGTTAAAGTCGCTTCCTAATTAGGAAATAGGCTTGAAAAGCCCCCAAATTTATTTTTGGGGGCTTTTCATTTGAATTTAACAATGATATAATTAAATACCTAGAAAAAGGAGACAATATGTCATTTGACACAT